CTCCCCATGACCCGGGAGGAGCGCCGGGAGCGCCTGGAAAAGCTCGTCCGCACGGGCGGCCCCGACCACGTCATCCGCGCGAACAACGAACTGGAGAAGATGGAGCGGTCCGTCCAGAAGGTGGACGATTCGGGCCCGCCGACCCCGCTCACCCTGGAGGAGGCGATCTCGGACGTGGCCGACATGATCGAGGCCCTGGCCGCCTGGGGCGGTGAGGACGCCGTCCGCCAGGCCACCACGACCGGCCTCGCCCGGTTCTTCGAGGAGGTCCCTGCGGCGCCGCCCCAGGGGGAACTCCCCGCCACCCCACAGGAGCCCGAACATGTCGCGTAGCCTCGGCTGGTTCATCATGGGGATCGTCCTCATCTGGGCGATCATCTTCGCGAACCTCCCCCCCGTCCCCGCCCCACCCCTGGAGTGGAAGCGCGCGACGGGCTCGGAGGTCGTCAACATCCCCCTCGACGGGTTCGACGCCTACCCCATCACGCCAGGCGTCATGCTCTGCAAGGTGGCGAGCGACACGACCAAGGTCGAGTGCATCGTTCCACCGCCGGGCTCGTACCTGCTGATCCCGAAGCGCACCGATTCCTAACCATGCAGCGGCTACCCCCGACCCACTCTATCTTCGACGGCGCAGCGGCCAGGAAGGTAATTGATGACCTCCTCAACGGCGAACTCCACACCCCCCGAGGACGATGGCTCGACCCCCTCGTCTACGCCGACCGACGGGTCGCCTTCGACCTCGCCGCCGACGCCCAACGACGGGCTAACCGTCGCGCGCGTAAGGCCGCCCAAGCGGCTGGATCGCCGCTATACGGCGGGACTGATTGACGGCGAGGGCTGCTTCACGATCCTCATGACCACCTCACCGCTCCACCAGCGGCGCTACTTCGCCCCCATCGTGCAAATCTCCTCCACGGACCGCTACATCCTGGAGTGCATGCAGCACACGTGGGGCGGCGCGGTCGGCTCCAACGGGAGGAAGCGGGTCCACGCCCGCGTGGCCTACAAGTGGCGGCTCACGGGGAAGGCCGTGGGGGATTTCATCCGCGACGTCGGCCCGTACCTCGTCATCAAGAAGCCCATCGCCAAGGTCCTGTACGCATTCATCAAGTACCGCGCCCAGAAATCCTCGACCCAGGCCGGCTACCTCGCCTACCGGCGCAAGGTCATCAAGATCAACCGCCGCGGGACGCTCGACTAATGCACGAACTCTCCACCCAGGGGGCACCGCAAGATTGGCCGCGGGCCTCCGCTCGGCGCTTCTGGCGGTACGTGGCGTCCCCGACGTCGCGTCATCCCGACGCGCTGTATTGGTTCATGAAGAAGGTGTTCGGCATGGACGCCTTCATGAAGGACAACCCGTCGAAGCAGTGGTTCGTGCGCCGCATCCACAAGCGGTACTGCCGGTGGAAGCAGACCCGCTACTACCGCTTCTTCGACGCGTACCGGAACGGTGAGAAGTGCCGCGTCAAGATGGTGTCGGTGTTGCCGCGTGGATTCCTGAAATCCACCATCAACGCCGGGACCCTCATCTGGTCCCAATTGGAGAACCCCGACTTCGGGATCCGCCTGGGCGCCGCGGACGAGAAGCTCGCGCCCGACCTGTTCGCGCCCATCAAGCAAACCCTGATGGGCGCGGACTCGTACTCGCAGTTCCAGGACTTCTACGGCAAGTGGTACTCCCGCGACCGCCAGTGGACGAAGTGGCAGATCGTGCACGGCTTCCGCCGGAACACCACCAAGAAGGAACCCTCGTTCGCCGTTTGGACCGTGCAGCACGGGTTCACGGGCCACCACCCGGACATCGCCACGATGGACGACTCCGTGACCCGCGAGAAGCTGCGCGAGGAGGGGGGCGTCTGGCTGGAGAAGGCGCGTACCGCGGTCGATTCCGCCCGCTACGCGATGTCCGAGTGTTCCCTATTCGAGCAGGTCGGTACGCGGTACCACGACGACGACCCCATCGGCCACTTCACTCGCAAGGAGGGCGTGATCTCCTGGGACGGGGAACCGTGCGACGACGCGGAAATCACCATCTCCCCCCAGGGGGAATGGGAGGTCTTCTTCCTCGGGGCCCGCGACATGGAGACGGGCGAGTCGGTCGCCCCCGAGATCAACTCGACCGAAGATTTGGGCAAAGCTGAGGTGTCGAACTCCGTCCTGTTCTGGTCCCAGATGATGAACCGCCCCGCCAAGGGCGACCACCTCGGCCTCGACATCTCGCAGATCAACGACCTGTACGTGAACGCCGACCAGGTCCCGCCGGGCGACTACTACATCGTGATCGACACGGCGTTCAAGGACCCGAAAACCTACTCGGATTCCAAGGACCTCGACGAGTCCGTGTTCGAGATTTTCAAGCGCGACTCCCGTCCGAGCCATCCCGACTACTACTACGTCTACGGTTATGGATCCAAGAAGGACCGCGTCGAGGATTTCACCCAGACGCTCGTGGTGAAGCTCCAGGAGTTCCAGTCGACCCGCAAGCGGATCGCCCTCGTCATCGACGAACGGTCGCCGGGCAAGGCCGAGACGTGGTTCCACTACCTCCGCAACATGTGTAACGCGGCGAACGTCATCTGTCCGCCGACCAAGGAACTCCCCCGCGGAGGGGACAAGAAGGCGAAGAAGATCCGACGCATGCGGATCGCGGCCGGCTTCTGGGCCGATGGGCGCGTGAAGATCGTCCGCGGGGCGCCCAACGCCCATCGGCTCGTGACCCAGATGACCCGCTTCGACGCCCCATCGAACAAGCACGACGACTGGGCGGACGCCGCGGCCGACCTGTTCCACCCAGACATCTATCGGGTCATGGCCCCCTACGGCCGCGAGGGGAACCTCGGCAAATCACAGCGCGGGCCCGACGACGACGCCCTGGCCGGCTCCCCCTGGGTGGAGGGGACGCCGACCGTGGACGTGGTGGACACGATTTACTACGACCAGGACCCCTGGTCCTAAGCAATTCCTCGACTTAGAAAGGCACAGGTGGTACAATTGAGTGTGACGATCCAAGGAACGGGCGACCTTCATCCCGCCAATGTCCTCTCCCCCCCGGACGACCCTTCCACGGTGAAGGACCCGCCCGTTCATTACGTCGTCATGGACATCGAGACGTTCGGCGGCGTGAAGTCCCGCGACCGGAGCGAGTTCGTCCGCACCAGCCAGTTCATCTGCGCGTGCACGTACGACAGCGAGACGGACTGGACGTACCACTACGGACCCGAGGACCTCGACCGGCTGGTGGCCCACCTCGAAGCGGCCGAGTGCGTGGTGTCGTTCAACGGGAAGGGGTACGACATGCCCGTCCTCGAACACCTCATCGGCCGGAAGCTGGCCCTCAAGCGCCACTTCGACCTGTTCGAAATGCTCGTGAACGTGACCGGCGAGCTTCGAGGGTACGGCCTGGGAAATGTCTCGCAATTGAGCCTCGGGTATGGTAAAATCGGGAAAGGTGTCCTGGCAGCGGGGCTGTACGAAAAGGCATTGACGGGCGGGCCGGATGGTGTGGCCGCCCTGTTCGAGTTGATCGTCTACTGCGCCCACGACGTCAGACTGACCCGGCAACTTCTGCGGTTCGCGCAGCGGCACAAGTTCCTGATCGGCCCCAATGGGCCCGTGAACTTGCTCCTACCCGACACGTTCGTGAGGCTAGCGTAAATGGCGTACCCCACCGTCCCCGACATCGCCCAGACGCGCGAACGCAACAAGTCGATTTGCGCCTGGGTGATGGGGCTCAAGGCCCATTCCGAGCAGCACCACCGGGCCTACCGCGAGAACCTGCCGAAAATCTACCGGCTCTACCGCGGGATCCGCACCAACCAATTCCACGTCCACAAGAACTCGATCTCCGTGCCCCTCCTCTACACCATCGTGTGGAGCCACGCGGCCCGGATTATGAACATGGTCTACGGCCAGACCCAACCCATCCGGTTCGCCGGCATGGGCGAGGACCCGTCCGAGGCCAAGATCGCGCGCAAGCACGACAACCTGTTCAACGCGCAGTTCCGGGACGCCCGCGGGCTCGACAAGTCCCTCGACATCCTCATCAACGCGAACCTCTACGGCACCTCCATCACGCAACATGGGTGGAAGTTCGACAAGGGCAAGATCGTCGTGCCCGACACGACCGTCCTCCCCCTGTCCGAGGAGATCGCGCCGATCCTCATGGAGAAGGATGTCGTCAACTTCGACGGCCCGTGGTTCGAGGTCCTAGACAACCTCGATGCCTTCCCGCAGCCCGGCGTCAAGCACATCGACGACATGCGGTGGTTCATCCGCCGCTACTGGTTGGAGTTCGACCAGGTCGAGGCGCTCTCTCGCCCAGGGGGCACGCGCGAGGCCATCTTCGACAAGGACGAGGTCGCGCGGTGCAAGGCCGAGGGTCGCGGCGCCGTGTCCGCGTTCGACGCGCTCAAGATGCAGCGCGGGATCCAGATGTACGAGGAGAGCAGTGAGACGGCCCGTCAGCGCGAGCAGTACGCCAAGCCCGTCGAGATCGTCGAGGCCGTGGGGATCCACGTTCCGAGCGAGTTTGCGTACACGAACGGCCGGCACGACGGCCTGACGTACCGCGTCCTGACCGTGGGCAACGGGCGGTACATGTTCCGCAACAAGCCGTTCCCGCTCATGCTGAACCGCAAGCCGTACCTGGCGATGTCCCTCAACCCCGACCCGCATTCCTTCTTCGCGCCGGGCCGCGGGGAGATCGTCTCGAAGCTCCAGCTTGGGATCAACAAGTTCACGAACCAGATGCTCGACGCGCTCGACGTGTCCATCGACCCGTGGTTCGTGTTCGACCGTGCGGCCAACATCGACCCGCGGAACCTGTTCCTGCGTCCCGGCCGGTGGATCCCGGTCGATGGGCCCCCTGGCGAGCGCA